CAGACGGGATTTGATTTCGTCCTGGATTGAAGACAGGTCAGAATCAGAGTTAGTACCGGTGGTCGCCTGAACGGTCAGTTCACGAACACGCTGCAGGTTGTTGTTGATTTCAGACAGCGCGCCTTCAGTGGTCTGCGCCAGAGAGATACCGTCGTTTGCGTTACGTGCAGCCTGAGTCAGACCTTTGATGTTAGAGGTGAAGCGGTTAGCGATAGCCTGGCCCGCAGCGTCATCTTTAGCGCTGTTGATACGCAGACCGGAAGACAGACGCTCGATAGAAGAAGACAGAGCAGACTGGTTCTTGTTGATGTTGTTCTGAGTGATCAGCGAGAGGCTGTTGGTATTGATGACTTGTGCCATGATAGTTGTTCCTGTTTGACTGGTCGTAATTTAAGTTTACGGCTTCCACCACTAGGCTCTTGCGCCGCTAAATTTACTATCGGCAACCATTGCAGATCCTTTAGAAAAAAAATAAAAAAACAATATCCTGCTGTTTTATAACTTGTTTATCCTGAATCGTACATACCTAGATGCACGACATTTTCTTCACTCGGTAGTCGTCATCACTCCCAAAAGACTATCAGATGTTCAACATAGTCAGTAGCTGGCGAAACTAACCCCATCAGAATACCCTTCCCATGTTACGCAGGATCCAGTATCAGTTCTCACTTCCGTTTGTTGTCTTATCGGCGAAGTCCGGCTGGTATCGCTCGATCCATGAATTTGCATCCTCCTGGCTGAAATGCCAGTGCCTCTCCTGCAGTTCGGCGATGAATTTGCCTGTATGCAGGCAGAGATAGCCCTTCGGGTTTTGCTGTATGGCCGCAATAAAAGCGGAACGAATATCTGGTTGACGAGGCATGAACGAACCCTCATTCGCACATTGACTGTATGCATATACAGTAGTATTTTTATGAAAACAGATCAAGCACAGGCAATTTTCACTTAAGAGGGGATCGGTATGTTTGTTGAACTGGTTTATGACAAGCGAAATGTTGAAGGGCTAGAAGGGGCCAGAGAAATCATACTGGCAGAGCTGACGAAGCGGGTGCATCAGATTTTCCCTGATGCCGAAGTGAAGGTGAAGCCGATGCAGGCAAACGGCCTGAATAGCGACGCCAGCAAAAGCGATCGGGAAAAACTGAACCGCATGCTGGAGGAGATGTTTGAAGATTCTGACATGTGGCTGACCTCTGAGTCTCCTACTGTTCGCCAGGTTGGGCTTTAACTATCTATCGTGTAATATTCCCCACGTTTGCTCGGGCATGAACACTGAGCAACCAGCCGCCGCCCGTTCTTTCTTAAGACGGGCGGCGGTTTTCTTAACAAAGCCGTTTCAATATGCTGTCTTCAGGTATATCAAGCTCCACCCTGTTTTAGCTCATCAACCTGTTTACTAAGTTCTGCTACCTTTGCGTTAAGTGCCTTTATGGCTGCAAGGGCATCCATCATCAGTGGGTTAAGGTCAAGCGTCATTTTCCCTACGCCCTCAGCAGAGTGAACATATTGCTTGTCGATTTGTTCGATCTGCTGAGCAATTACGCCACGGCGCTCTGTCTGCTCATCATCATCAAGATAGTAGAATCGCTTAAACTCCATTTGACAGATATTTTCAAGAGAATCAGCAACATCGAGATCGCCGTTGACGTGTTTAAAATTAATATCTGATGTTCCAACAGACTGCATCTGTGTCCATGGAATGGTGGACGAAGCTGTATTCATAGCAGCACTAGCCAGGTTCCTGACAAAAAGATTGCCGGATGCTCCTGTAAATATTTGCTGTCGGCGCGTTGGGTCATACCCGCATACAATTCCCGATCCTGCTTGCGGAGCCCAGGCAGTACCAGAACCGTCAATACCATAAAACCCTGATTCGGTACTTCCTAAAACGTTAACACCTGGAGTTCCGAAACCAAAATATCCAACTCCTAAGACATTACCAGTATTAGGGCCAACATCTTTGGTGGCGGCACTTCCCAAACCGAGGTTTGTGCGAGCGTCAGCAGCATTCTTTGCACCTGTACCGCCCTGGCTGATACTGAGCGCGGTAGTCAGGCCGCTTAGGCTGGTTATATCGCTGTTAGCCCCTTTCTTCGCCAGTGATTTCTGGCCCGGTACGGTAACGGCCACACCGTTAATCGTGATAGTGACGTCTGTAGTACCGTTCATCACATCAGCGAAACCGCTCATGTAACGCTGGTACATAGTGAAGGTTTCAGCGATATCCTGCGCCAGACCGTCAACGCTCAGGCTGTCGCTCAGAAGAATGGCATATTTGGTTCCAGCAGGGATAGCAGGGTTAGCAGCTGGCGTAACGGTGAGAGAGGTTGCGCCGCCGATAACGGTGATCTGGAAAACCTGCGCCGGGCTGGTCAGCGCGATGACGGTACAGCCGTTACGAATCAGCGAGCCAGCTGCAGTGAAGTTTGTTCCCGTACCTGTAAGGGTATTTCCGCTAATGGCAATAGTGCCAGTGGTATAAATCATATTATCTCCAGACAATAAAAAACCCCGCCGGAGCGAGGTTGATTTGAATAGACAGTTAATTCAGACGTACATATCAGGCAAGACGGGAAGGCTGAGCGGAGTAATCGTGTTATTACCGAATATGGCATACTGCTCGCGTCCAAGGTATTTCCCGCCCTGAACTGAAGCGCTACCGTTCTGTATCTTTATTCCGAACATCCGATACACGTACATGCCATTTACCATATGAATCATCAGACCAAATCTGCCCAGCGGTACATAGCCGCTGCCGATACTCACGGCACTTGTGGAAGGTGACCAGAGTTGATTGAGGTATACGAAAGGTCGCTTTGTAGTTGAAAACGTACAGGCCCCGGCTGCATTGAAGATGTTTAGCCCCGTTCCCGGCTGCGGCGTCACACCACTGGCGAAGATAACGATGTCTATCGTGCCGGTTGTGGGAGCGTCATCATTAGTTGACGGAGGACTGAAGAATCTTACTGTGTTGCCGTCGAAGTCAATCGTATTACCGCTATTACAGCGTCCGAAAACGATATATTTCGACTTGTCATAACCTGCTATCGTCGGAACCGCCCAGCCCCCGGTTGGAACATTCACAGTACCTTTCCAGATACACTGGCCTGACTGAGTAGCATTAGTTATTGAAGTGAAGTCTGTGCTGTCGCTTATGAGCAAGCCCACACCACTACGCTTGCCCGTCGGAAATATCTGCCAGAGGCTTCCGGGAAACGTGTACGTGCTTTCTCGTTCGCTGATACTGTTGTCTTTCATCGTTGAGTTCTGCGTGACTCGCGCTCCCGATATGGTGACCGAGTTCATTTTATGAAGCAGTCCTGAATCAAGATAAGCCGTCGCGTGCGGGATAAACAACACCTGTGCGCCGGAAACATAACCGGCAATATCAGCGTACTTCGCTTTCTGATAGCCACTGTCAAAACTTGCTCCAAATGACGGGCACCGCAGGCCCGCCGTTATCTCCATTCGTTTTCCACCGTCATTAATTTCTATCAATAATCCTGTCGGCATTTTATGTCCATGTCCCCAGTACGATGCGACCTCCACCCGGAATATTAATGGTTACGCCATTACCATTAATCACCGTTGTGTTGCCGGAGCCATTGAAAGAAAAATTACCGTTTGTGGCGTAAATCGAGCCGCGAACGGTCACGTTGTTAAACGTCGCGTAGCCAGATTTGTTGATGTGCCAGCCAACGTTCCCGGTTCCGTCCCAAGTTGAAGACTGAATATAGCTGCCGATTTTGGCATTGCTGATGGTACCGTCCTGGATGAACGTATCCCGGATGAAGGTCTGCCCGTTCTGGATCACAAATGGCAGCGTAACTGTACCGCCAGCCTGCGCCATTACAGCGAATCGGTCAGCCACAAACAGTACCTGTGATTGCATGCCGGACGGCGTATTCTGAACACCAATCCCCATCCCTGCTGCATACTGATTACCATTAGAATCAACAGCGACCTTGATGCTGTACATCGCATTCAGGTTGTTATTGATGTCCGCTGATACCTGGCTGTTCTGGATAATAGCCGCAGACTGACCGTTAACCGTGACCTTCAGCGAGTTGATTTGCGTAGCAGACGCCTGAGTGAAGTCAGCGAGCGTCTTTGACAAGTCGGTGACATTCGCGGTGTTTCCACCGGTGCTGGAATCCAAGGTGCGCAATGACTCAGCGACAGCTTTACTTGCGTCTGCCATGACATTGTCAACTCGCTCTATACCGGCTTTGTTATCTCCATACTGAACGCTCAGGAGGTTGCGCTGGTTAACCTGTGCGAGTGTGCTGGTGATTAGCGCAATAGCATTGTTTTGAATTCCGCCGCTGGCCTTGTCCGTTTTCGCTCCCAGCTCTTCAAGGCGTGATGCCATTGAGGAATCGAGGTCTGTGACAACCTGGCTAAGGTTGGTGATTGAAGCTGTATTCTGAGCACCTACAGCCGCTGCTGAATCAGCTTTGTCAGATGCGGCCTGAGTGGCAGCCGTCAATTGACTTACCGCAGAAGCGCGAGCTTCAGTTTCCGTAGCTAACGCCTGGCGAACATCAGTAATACCCGCTTCATTCTGTGCAGTTTTCGCCTCTAGACGAGTAACATCCGTGACGCGCGCTTCCGTCTCAGTAGCGATCACCTCCCGGAGCTGTTCGAATTTCGCAGAGTTAGCCCCCTGCTGCGCAGTCTGGCGCACAACAACATCAGCAATAGCCAGGGCGTTGCCAATGATTGCTTCTGCTGTCTGCTTATTCGAACCTACTGCTGCAGCCAGACCATCGGCGTTCTCCTTAATCGCATCAGAAAGTTCGGCCAGTTTCTCGCTACTTTCTACGGCACTCTCAATCAGATCCTTGAATACCTCAGAATCTTTAATCTCCTCCAGGATCACATCGGTGATATCGGATACATCGATGCTGGCCTGCCCGCGCACCCATTCTGTGTAACCTGATTCGTTGCCGCTGCGGTCCACCAGCTGAGCGCGGTACCAGAAAATCTGCCCAGCCTTAAGGCCCATCTGCTGATATTTGCGCTGCGGGTAAGGCACATCGGCCAGCAGCATCGCATCGTCTTCGGTACCGGTCAGGCTGTACTGAATTTCCGTCTTCAGCGTGTCGTCGGTATTCGCCGGGAATCCCCAGCTAAGCTCGATACCGAAAACCACATTATCAGAAGCGATGAAGCCGACCGGTTTCGGCGGATTGCCCACTTTACCCGTAAGATTTACTTCTGATGATGTTGCCCATACTGATGAAACGTCGCTGGCGTTCAACGCCCTGACACGGACCAGATAGCGACCCGAGTAGATACCCTGCACTTCAAAGCCGAGAGAAGACGTTCGGGGCACACTAATCCAGTTGCCGCTGTCACGCCGCCATTCCGCCTCGTACGCAACTGCACCCTGAACAGAATCCCAGGCAACGCGCATAGTGGTAATCGCAATGTTCTGGTTAACCGTAGAGTAACTGTCTACGACAATATCTCCTGGTGGAGCCTGAACCCCAGGTGGAATGACACTGACTGGCCGCTCGTCAAGTCTTGCGCCGGTATCAACGGCGGAATAGATGTCAGGGTTGTAAGTCGTCCCGGTGACTTCGAAAGTGCCGTCGTTGTTGTCCCGCGTTCCCGTAACACGGAAAAGTGCTATAAACAGATCGTCAGAGTCCACACCCCAGTTACATTCAGCCTCCGGCGTTTCGCTGTAGGGTGTGGTGACAGTGACTGTGTTTCCGTTAACGGCCTGGACGGTTCTGGCCTGAGCTGTGCCTGATGGAAGATTCAAAAACAGCCGGTTCCCGGCCTTCAAATCAGCGGCGCGATCGAGGGTTATGCTGCGGCCGTTAACCGCACTCACCCTGCCGCCGATAGTTCTTCCGGCCAGCTCGTTAGCAGCCACGCCGATCACCTCCCCGACAGGTGGAACGTCCATGCCCGTGCTGAAGGTAACCACCTCGCCGATACCGTTAGTGAGCAGCGCCCAGCGCCCCCGCCGGTTTGCCTCTGACTGCCTGGTGCAGCCGATCGCAGTCATTTCGAGCTGACGATAATCGAAGCGCATGGCCAGATCGTTATCGTAAACAGGCTCAGGCGTGTCTTTATAGTGGTTGGCAGGGTCTGACCAGTTCACCAGCGCGGCAGTGTTTCGGGTGGTTTCACTCGGATCCGCAAAGGTAAATTTTCCTTCAACAACGCTGGCGTGGTTATAGATGTGCCACACATCCCGTGGCATATCAGCCAGGACATACATCTTATTGTCGCCCCAGTACGTCATGCCGCGAAATATACCCGCCAGATCACGAAGTACGGTCCAGGCGTCATTACGGTCCTGGATATAAACGTTGCAACGAAAACGAGGCTCCGTACCGCTGCCGCCCTTGCCGTCTGGTACCAGTTGATCGCAATACTGGGCGATGCGATAAAGTTCCCATTTGTCTATCTGAGTCGCATCGATTCTTTGACCCAGCCCGAAGCGCTCGTTCAGAATGATGTCGTAATAAATCCAGGCAGGGTTATCCGTCCACGCCCATTTAAATACGCCCTCCCATGTACCAGAATAGGTGCGGGTTTCGGGATCATAAGTATCAGGTACACGGATGATTCGCCCTTTCGGATTGCACACAACCTGAGGAATGCCATTAGGGAACTGCTTTGCGTCAAACTCTACATACAGCAGCGCTGTGTTAACGTAGCGAAGTTTGGCGTCAATAATTTCAGTAACGGCCACAACGCGCATGGTGTCGACGATATTCACGCTCGTGGAATCCGGCGTGATTCTGCGAACCCGCAACTGCCATCCAGTCGAGGCTTTCGGAAGATTGACGCGGTGACTGCGCTCATAAAGCGACGTGGTTTTGTCATCAACAGCACCGTTAACCACCGTTTCATACGGCCCGCCATCGACCGACAGATCGATAGCATACTCTACGCGGGTGCCGACTTTATCGCCGTTGTTTTTCTGGAGTAAAAGAGTTGGCCATCCCAGGCGAATTCGCAGCGCAGAGAGCTGCGTGTTGGATACCGCGCGCACGTACGGCACAGCCTGTTTCAGCTCGTATGAAACCTGAAGTTCGTTTTCAATGCCGGGGAAGCCCTGAATGTAGTCCTGGTCCTGAGTACCGGAACGGAACTCATATTTCACATTATTGAAGTTATAACTTCCGTCGGCGTTCTGAAGAGGCGTGTAGGAAGATGAGTCACCAAGAAAAATGTTTTTACCATCAAGCCCGCCAGCGAACTCACCCTCTCCAAGCGCAATCAGCACCTTTGCCCTTGCAATGGACTGAATGCTGTCCGGTGCTTCAACGGGTGTTCGGGTCTGATTGCTGCCACCTTTACCGCGGCCTTTGATGATTGTCGTCGTCATATCGCGTCCATAAAAAAGCCACCGTCAGGTGGCTTGCAGTACGTGGTTTGGTTTATTGCTGATCTTCTGCATAAACCCCGGCGGATATAATGGCGCCGCCAATTTCCCGTTGCCCATAAAGCAGGGGAACGGGATTGCCAGATGCCGTCGTGTTAACGGGACCACCAAACGCATAGGAGGGTTTGTTATCAGGTTCCTGACGCATTCGCAGACCTGAAACCTGAGGAGAGAGCATTTGCACTACACCGCCAACGGCCATTGCGGCACCAACGGAAAACATGAGGTTACTTGCTGCGATACTAACTCCCGGCATCCATATGGCAGCAGCGACCAGAGCCGTTCCGAGCAACGCCTGGAAAACTCCAGCTCTTTTACTACCCCTTATCACAGGGATTATTCTTAACTCATCACCCGGCCCCAGGAGTTCAAACTCTTCGTGCCCGATATTGCGACGATCCCGGAAAATAACAAAATCCAGTCCCTTTGCCCGAGCTTCACGCAGATAAGCATCAAAGCCGGCAATGGTGTTAGAAAGCGCCCTGAAAACTTCGCTGGCGGACGTTAGTGCACGGCGATGTGTCCTGCCAAATCGCTGAGCCATTGAGCCGCTGAGTTTGATAACGGTTTTTCTTTCCATTACATCAAATCCTTATAACGCAGAATTTTGATGGTACGGTCACGGTAATAGCCACCGTAGGGAATACGCTGGCTTAGCTGGCCATACATGTGATGCAGTAGCATGTTGCCATCAAGAAAAATCCCGGCATGGTTCGGGACGGTGGACTGAACCTGCATGATAACCATGTCACCTGGCTGAGCGGGACCGTCGTACTCACGGAAACCGCATTCCTGCCAGTTATCCATATAGAGGTTTTCACCCTGCTCCCACCAGTGGCGATCTACGCTGTAGTTGGGCAGTTCAATGCCGTGCTCGATGCGGTAATAGTCCATGATGAGAGACCAGCAGTCTGCATACCCGAGTACAAACTGGCGCCCTGTGAGGGGACGGTCTCCGCGAGGCATGACGGTGCGAATGTCGCCCTCCGGCCACGATGCAATAATCCAGGGCAGTTCCGTGGCATCACACATCAGCATGTCGAGCTCGCTCGGCTGAGTTGTTGCCCCGTCGCCGGGATGGCTGTGGACGATCGCCACCACAGTGCCCTGCTCTTCGGCGGCCGCATAATCCTCAGGATTAAGTTCAAATTGCTCAGTCGGCGACTCAGCATTATTTTTGCAGGGGATGTATTTCTCCACCCGCCCCTTCTGAATAACCACGCCACAGCACTCCTCGGGGAAGGATGCGGCGGCATGCGCCAGAATGGCGCTAACTGTTTTGTCGCGCATGATTATCCTCTCAGAAGTGAAGCGCCGGGGAACCCGCCATAATCCAGCTGTTCATTCTCTCCGAAGCGAGGTTTACAGCCCGTTGACAGCAATCCGGAGCAAACATCCTGTGAAGGATCGTCCACCCGGTTACCGTCTTTATCGAACCAGCCGTTTTGCCCGGCGTAGGTGCAGCCGTTCCCCGTTTTGTACCAGCCCCGCATGCACCACGTGCACATTGGCTGAATTTGCCGGGTCGGAATGAGTTGCCCGCGCAAATCGGCTGGACTGGAAAGCTCAAACTCTACGGTTTCATCGTCTGATCCTGATTTACGGTCGATGTAATAAACCTGTTTGCGCTCCTCGTTGGGATTCGCTGTCGGGTTCCCATCAGGGAAGTTTCTGGCGTCCAGATAGTGTGCGAAAGTGTCATGGATGATCACCTTAGCTTTAGCCATCCCCTGAAATCTTCGGCACAGCGCGCCAATCGTACCGCTGATGTTTGCAACAGTGAGTGACGGCCGTGAACTCTGGCCGTCACTGCTTACAGATATGCCGGTCAGTTCATACGGCCACGCGCCATACTCCTGCCCCTGCCACCACACCGACTTCGGCTCAAGTTTTGACTCGTCGCCGCCTGAGGCGATGATTTCCGCCTCGGTATGCGGGATTGTCTCGTTGTGAAAGCGAAGAATACCCGCACCGAACGCTGAGCCGTCCACCTCGATCAGGCGGACGCGCTTACCCGGTTCCAGTTTCTGGATATCAGATGAAATACTCATGGATGGTATGCCTGTATGAATGTGCTGCTGAGGGTGTATTTTTTGTTGCCGTGGGTAGATATCTGGAAGGATTCCGCGCGCCATAAACCTGAAGGCTCAAGCGGCGGCTTCCAGATAAATGACTTCCACCCTGCATGTCTGTTCAGAAAGTTTTTAATGGCCTGAATGTAAGCCTCGTCGCCGGTAAAGCTCACGCTCCACTGAGGTGTTACCGGGTTGATGCCGTCCCCGGCCACCTGTGTATAGCCATCACCAAACTGCGCCTTTCGGGTACGAAAATTTGTATCAACCTGAGAGGCAACCTTTGGGCACCAGCTGAAGGTTTCGACTGCCATGGTTAAACTCCCTTGATTAATCGCCACAGAGGCGAGCCCGGCATGCTGGCCTGTTCGTTAATGACACCAGTGATGGCATCCTTAAGCTGCCTGCCTGCTGCTCCGGCGGTTCCCTGACTGGCTGCCTGTGGTGATCCACCCTGAATATTGATATCGCCGAAGTTAACTGAAGGCACACCGCCGGAGACCTGCGGAGTACCAACTGCCCGAACTCCCAGCGAACCATCAGCGGCGCGCGTAAGCGGCATAATGGCTTCCGGACCAGCCTCGGCAAAAACGCCTGCGCCTTTGGCAAAAGCAAACAGCTGAGGCGTCTGGAAAACGCCATTGCTGTAAGCGCTCAGGGACGGAGAGTCGTAAACATTACCCTTCGCATTAAAGGTAAAGTTCGCGCCAGCATTCTGAATAGCGGTACCGCTGCTGGCGGTTGCGGCTGACGAGGCACCAAAACTGAACAGTGATCCAATTGAGCTGACGCCATTAGCAACAGCCATGTTCACCAGAACGTTCTGGATAATCTTCAGTACGCTCACGCCCCAGTCCTTCCAGCTGTCAACGTTGCCATTGAGCATGTCGGTGATCGTGGTGACCGCGCCACCCATGGCCTGCTTCATGCCGTCAGCGGCCATGGAAGAATAATCAGTAGCTTCGTCCACCCAGTTCGCATAACCCTCAGACAGTCCCGTCATCCAGTCGTCACGCTGCGCATCAGAAGCTGCGTAATATCCCTCCTGGTCGCGCAGGCGCTCTTCGAGGTAGCGCTTATTAAGTGCCAGCCCCTGCTGATAGAACGTCTCGTCGATTTCACCAGCCTGACGCTGGCGGAGAAGATCGGTATTCTTCTGCTCAAACTCCTTACGCAGATTGAACTGCTCCTGAAGTCTTTCACGGAACCTGGTTCCCTGCCCGTAGCCCAGCAGTTGCGCTTCATTGGCTGCGCGGGCGCTGGCGTTACTGTCAGCAAGGTTGGCTTCGTAATTTCGCAGTTGCTCACGCAATTTAACCTGGTCAATCAGCGCAGCATTCTGCAATACCGTCTTTTTCTGGGCTTCTGTCAGAGAAGCAAGCTCCCCCTGGCTGACCTGGTATTTAACCTTCGCCAGTTCAGTATTCTGGCCTTGCAGGGCAATCTGCTCTTTTTGCTGCTTGATAAGGCGCTTATACACATCCTCGGTTTTCTCGCCTTCGGTTTTACCGCCCTTCGCCTTAGGTTTGTTGGCCTCATTATTCCGCCATTCAGCAAGACCGTTATTAATAAACTCCTGACGGCCTGTCTGGAATTGCGGATCACTGGTTAACCCCAGGTCATCGGCTGCATAACTCAGTCGCAGGCGCTCTTTTGCTTCACCCTTCAGGCGTGACAACTCCAGATCCCGGCGGCTCTTTTCGAGGGCATCGGTTTGCTTTTTGTCGAGATCGGCCTGCGGAAGTCTGAGCGGGACGTTAGCCAGCCCCTGACGCGCCATAAGGAGTTGGTTACCCAGTCCGAGTAATCGATTAAGTTCATCGTGCTGCCCATTCATCAACAGAAGTGATTGATAAGCCCGGTTCTGATTCGCTGCCTCCTCCCGAATTAGCGTCACACGCCGATGCTCAAGACCTTCAAGAACCTGTTGGATAGAGGCAGATTTCTCCTGCATCTGGGCAAGCCTTTCCTGCTCAACAGATAACTGTTCAGTGGCTGTAGCCAGTCCACGGGTCACGGTATCCAAAGATGTCAGGTGGTTAATCATGAAACCACCGCTGGTCGTTGGACCGGGATTACTGATCACTGACTGATAACCAGCTATCTGCTCTTTCAGATTTTCTATCTTGCTCTTTTGTTCATCTATCAGCCTGTTCTGCTCATTCAATGCTGCGCGCGTTTTCTCAGCATTGTCTGAAGCTTCAGGTAAAGACATTGCCTTCGACTTTTTACTGACTTCATCAATCGTGGTGGCGTATTCCTGCGCCGAACGCCGAGCCTGCTCCTGATTCTGATACATCGCATACCAGGCTCCTGCTCCCAGCATCACCAGACCCGGCACGCCGCCAATCAGGCCAAGCGCACCACTCATCAGGCGAGTGCCGACAGATGTTACGCTATTGAGATTGCTTTGAGTCGAAACACGATTTGAGATGTTACGGTTTAAAGCAGCCTGAGCGGCAGCTAGACGCCTTTCAGCGACAGCCTGAGCGTCGGCATTTTTAGCTGCTACCAGCCCTGCCTGCGCGCGTTCAAGTGCTGTTCTGGCTCGCACCTTTTCCGTAGCTGTACCACTGGCAAGAGCGGTAGTCAGTCTGGTATGGGCCGCAGTGACTTTTGCTTCAGCCGCCGCGACCTTTTCTTGCTGAGCCGCCTGAACATCTGCACTTCTTGAACTCTGTACTGCTTGCTGAGCCCGATAAACTTCAGCCCTGGAAGCCGCAACAGCAGACTGCGCCGCTTTATCCTGCGCGACTGCAAGGGCAACCTCTGATTTCGCAGCTGAAATTAGCGCACCTGTTGCACTCGTGGCACTGGTTACAACTCCGCTTAGGTAGCGTGCCAGTCCCACGCCAACAAGCGCCCCAGCGACTGTTGTAATTGTTGACATATTGTCAGCAACGTCACTAAGCGCGCCGCTCACTGCTGATGAAGTAAAAGAATCAAGCGTCTGGGCAACATTATCCAATCCGCCAGACAACGCATCAGTAGCACCGGTTGCCTGGTTTACACCGCCCACCCAGGCCATGAATGAGTTAGTTACTTTTTGAAGGGATCCAGAAACCGTTTGTGGCATGCTGGCAAATTCGCCCTGCAATGCTCCTAACTGGCTCATTAAAGCTGGGACAACCTTATCGATCGTAAGCTGTCCCTGGTCAGCCATGCTCTTGAGGTCTTTACGGGCTACACCCATTCCCGCAGCCAGAGCGCGGATTACCCGATCACCGGCTTCGTTAACGGCATTAAATTCTTCACCACGAAGAACGCCTTGTGCGAGCGCCTGGCTGAATTGAGTGATAACAGAACTCGCTTCCTGGGTGCTAGCCCCAGAAAGTTTGAGGCCGGTAGAGACAGCTTCTGTAATTTTCAGAACTTCGTCAGAGCTATAACCGTACTCGCGCATTGAGGCTGCTGCGCGGGAAAAAAGGTTTGCGTTATCTGAAAATGCCGTGCCGGTTCTTTGGCTGATTTCCATTAACTGACGCTGTGAAGCGGCAAAATCATCAGCAGAAGATGATGCCTGTTTAAGGCGAGCGTTTACGGAGTTCCACTCATCAGCAATCTGCACAATTTTACCCGTTGCAAAAGCTGCCGTAGCTGCGGCGGCAGCCCTTCCAGCAGATGCAAATCCGGCAGTCAAATCAGAGAGCGCCCTTTCGCTCTCTCTGGCAGCAGCAGCGGCCTGCCGACCACCATTCTGCATAGTGCGGTAATAATCCTGCCCCATTCGTGAGGCGCGGGAAATTTCCGTCTGGAATGATTGCGAGTTAGCGGAAATTTTAATAATCAATTCACGTAATGTTGCCATCACATTTCTCCAGGCGAAAAAAAACCCGCCGAGGCGGGTTATTATAATGAGATAATTAATTTCATTTGCATTCTTTGATTATTTCCAAAACTTCCTTTTCAGAAATTGGTACGAAGTCAGTTTCAGAACGTTGATAAGAGATTAAAGATTGACTATTGTTTTTTTTAACCTCTACCCTATGAAAATACTTCATGCGGGAGAACTGAATCGCACCAATATAAATCTCCAAACCTTCCCCATCAACTAAGTTATTGGTAACAACTTTTTCTGGTATTAAAAAATCTAGTTTATCTAGTATACAACCACTTACGTCATCTGCACTTCTGCTTGATGAGAAAGAAAGTTTTTTATTATTCTTTATATCGTTCCTTGTATCACCAGCACAACCCGCAATCAGAAATATTATGAGTATTAAAATTTTCACCATAATCCCTCCAGTTAAAGAGGGATAATATTATGTATGTAGCAAAATGTCACTGAGTTGCAGCAGTTAGCGCCGCCTCAAGCCCTGCAAACGGGTCCTTCGGTGCTGATTGCTCATCACCACCCCATCGCAGGATCGCATCGTCCAGCGGTACTTTTGCCCCCTGCGATCCGTAGATGGCAGAGACGAGCTGGGCGGCCTGAATGTCGCCACGGATATCGCCAACCGGACTTTGCCTGTCGTACTCAATCCACATCAGAAGCTCGCTTGCCGTCATATTCTGCCGAAGCTCTGAGAGCGTGCGCCCCATCCGGAGCGCAAGCGACATCAGAAACTTTACGCCGGGGGTTGAGACTTTTCCCGCGCTTCGTCCGC